TTATTTTTCGTCGGAACCGTCCATGACGGTAATCCTGAGCTTGTCGAGCTTGGCCTTGACGGCCTTCTCGACCGCGGCGGCGATCTGGTCGGGGTCGGCGCCCTTGCTCTCGGCGAGGGTCTTGACCGCCTCGGTCAAAGCCGTCACCTGCGTGATGAGCTGGCTGGTCTTAGAGTCGATGCCGGCCACACGGTCGCCCAATTTTGCACCACCATGCACCGGCTGTTCGACCACGAGATTGCCCAAGGCGGACGCGTGGGTGTTCCTGTCCCACTGCGAAAGCCTGAAAAGCTCCTTCTTCGTGGCGTTCGCAGCCGCGTCCGTGCCCTGCACGCGATCACGCATCAGGACACCATTCTGTCGAAAATTCCACACGTCTTCAGCTGACATGTCGTCTCCTCCCAATAATTCGTTTGCTCTCTTGATGATCCTGTCCACCGGCAGCGCGTTGACGCACCTGTCGGGACAGCCGAAGTGGTCAGTGCCTGGCACCTCTCGATGCAGGACGATGTTCCCGGCGCGATTGCCCGAGGCGTCATGCCAGAGGGTCTTCCAACCGTATCGGCGTGCGATGTCGGCGCACAGCTTGGCGCTGGCCTCGACCTCCGCGTCGGTGACCGGAACGCCGGCCATTCCGCCCTCATGCTCGATGGTGATGCCGCTGCAATCGGATTGCCAGTTGGCGTCGGCCCACGAGCCGTTCGCCTCGTCCACCCACTGGTAGACGCTGCCGTCGCCGCCGACCCCGTAATGGCTGGCGGCTTGGAAGCTGGAGCGCATGAAGCACGAGTCCGTGCCGGCCAATCGGCCGACCATGATGTGCAGGGTGATGTGGTCGACATGCAGGCCATTGCGCCCCTGGTAGTGATTCGGGCTGCCGCGCCATTTCGCGAAGCTTGCGCCGGTCATCAGACGGTACCGCCCGGCTCGAGATCAGCGTCAGCTTCCGTGGTGTCGGCGGTGGCCGTGGCGGTGTCCGTGGCGTCCTTCGGCTCGGTCCTGGCCACGGCGGAAGCGGCGCTCAAGGCCGCGCTCTTCGCTGCGCTGATGCCATTGACCACGCCCTCTTTCTTCAATGCATCCACGAGCTGCTGGCCAGCAAGGCTCGCGCTGGTGATGTTCTGGTTCTTCCACCAGCCGTAAATGGTTCCGGCGATGCCGATGACACCGAAGATTGAAGCGCTGACCTGCTCGTTGGTGAAAGGCAGCGGATTGATGCCGGCCAAGGACAGGCCGGCGTTGACCAGAGCGTAGAGCGTGACCACGATGGTCACTCCGGCCTTGACACGCTCGCCGGTCAATCCGGGAAGATTGGTGGTTTGTTTTTCGTTGGCGTGTTCCGCCATGATTGCCTCCTTCGGGCATAAGGAAGGCCGCCTCCGGGGGAGACGGCCTTGAAAATAGTGGTCACAAATGCATATGCGCGCCGTGATTGAACATGAGGATAAGCACGAGCAATACCAGGTACGCTACGATTGCGATCATGAGATGCGTCACTGTCGGTCCTCCAAATCACGCCTTCGCGAACACGCATAAACAGCGCGAGTCGGTAGCAGCCGGCGACGGATAGAAGCTGATGTCATGTGTCGAACTGTTTACGTAGACGGTGAAATTTCCCAACAAGACCCATTCCTCGCTTTCGAGCATCGCTTTTGCCGCTGGACTGGAATCGTAAGCGAAGACAATCGCGCCCTGCTGGATACTGCCCTCGGCGTCGCCCACATCACCCTTGGGGCCTTTGAGATTCCCGACATTGGACCATGCCATATTCACAACCACCTCCTAGGCGTTGAAGGCGTACACGTTGCCGGTATCGAGGTCAAGATACAGGCTGCCAACCGGCACCCCAGTCAATGACGGCACGCCGTGGCCATAAGTCCAGCCGAGACCGTTCACGCCGTTCGTACCGTCCTTGCCGTTGATGCCGGGTTCGCCCTTATCTCCCTTCGGCCCCTGGATGGTGCCGACGTCCTTCCAGTCCGCGCCGACCGTATCCCACACGTACAGGTGGCCTCCGATAAGATAGGCGTCGCCTGCATTGCCGGTCGCATGTTCGGCCTTCAACGCTTCGAGGGAAGCGTATGAGCCGAGGATGGTGACGCCGGTACCGTCCTTGCCGGGCGCTCCGTCCGCGCCCTTCTCTCCCTTCGGCCCCTTGAAGCTCACGCCGCCGATCACGTTGGACACGTGGACGGTCGTGTCGTTGACGATGGAAGTGACCGTGAACAGGTTCCCATTGGTGTCGGAGATCAGATCTCCTACCGTCATCGGCGCGGATGGCGAGAGCACGCTCGTCGCCACGTCGCTGTTGCTTGAGACGGTGATGTTGGCGACGTGCAGGCTCGTGCCCGCATCCCCCTTCGCGCCATTCGTACCCGGATCGCCCTTCGGTCCTTTCAGGTTGCCGCCAGTCGCAGTCCATGCCATTTTCGCAATTCCTCCTTGGAAATCGAATCATTTTATTTTGTGAGATATGAGATGTGAGAAAATTCAGAGCCGGAGCTGATACACGTCGCCGGTCGTCAAATCGATGTAAGTATCGCCGACGATGCCTTGCGTCAGGTCGGACGGCCTACCCATGCCGCTGAGGAAACTCGCGCCACGCTCGCCCCTGCCGCCGAGCGTCACCCCGGTGTCCACGCCGAACACCGCGTCCGAATCGACAAGACCGGTTATCATCCACACCCTGCCGGTCGAATCCACGCACGTGTCGCCGACCGTCACATTGTCGGACGGTTTCAATTCGGCGGCGGGCACGTGCGCGCCCGACGTGATGACGCCGGAATACACCCGCATGCTGTGCACGAGACCGCCAGCCGTTGCGGACGAAGCCCACGACGCCTCTCCAAGCGTCGCGTAATCCAACGTCTGCACGCTGTCCGGCACGATCACTCGCCGCACGTGCGTGTAACCGCCGACCTGCTCGCGTATGGTCCAGCACCAGTCCCTTCCGGTCGGCTGCAACGAAACGAGCAGATCGCTCCCGTCGTCCGGCAGACGCGCCACGAACGGCAACGGCAGCATGATGCTCTCGTCCTTTTGGACGACGCGGCTCGTCGGCGAGCAGACCACCAGTCCACGTGGAGATGAGCCGCCGTCAGTCAGACCGTCCGGCCTGCGGAAACGAAATCGTATCCTCGTCATTGTCCCTCCTTGCCGAATGATTCAGGCATGATGTCGCCGCGCAGCTCGTCCGGCAGATGCGGTTTCGGATGCCGCTCAAGAAAGTCGGGATCGACGACCTCGCAGAACTGCTGAAGCCAATGGAACAGACGGCGCGTGTACTCCGCCAACGCGAAATACTTGCGCTGCTGGACCTCCAAGTGCTGTATCTGCTCCTCCTGCGACTCCACCTGCTCTCGCAATGGCTTGATGACGGAATCGGTCAGGATGTCGCAGGCTTTCGCGGCGATGTCGGCAGTGTCCTTGCGGCGGCTTGAGATCGCGCCGATGATGGCGCCCACTCCACCGCCCCCGACCAAGGCGACGAGCAGCGACGCCCAGAATTCCGTGTTCGAGAGATCAAACGGCGGCATCCGGCTTCCCCATGGGTCGAGCCTCTTCGACTGCCGTTCCCGAAACGTCCTGTCGGCACCACACGCACCAGTCCGCTACCCAAGTCCGCGACGCCATCGGCGCTTGGATGGCCGAAACCGAAATCAATCTGAGTCAACATAACCTCCTAGAAAAAGAGAAAACCCGCCTGAAACGACGGGAACAACAAAAAACAGACAATCAGGGAACAGGACGCCTAACCCTCGACGCCATCACTGCGCCAGGTCTTCACCTCGGTGACATCCGCCAAGTCGGACACGGCAACCGTCCTGGAATCCTTGGTATCCATGTCGGCGACAACGACATCGGTCGCCGTATCACGACCCGTGAAAGTCACGATCACGCCACGACGGTAGTCGGTCCACGTCTCGCCGGACGCGTCCTTGTGGTCGAAAGACAGTCCAAGCCGCAGGAGCTGATAGACAAGACTGTCCTTCGCCGGACGCAAATCCAGCACTCCATCGGTCTTGACGACATCATCCATACTTACCTCCATATTCCAAAAATCATCTTGTGACGATCTGACGTCCGTCGATGTACAATGCGCCAGCGGTCGGGCCCGTGGCGAGCGTGTGGTTCCCCGCCCATTTCAGACTCCAGCCCGCGGCGGAGAGCGCCAAGCCCCAGCCCTGATCGTTGGTGAACTGCAAGCCGCCGGAGCCGATGGACAGTTTGCCGTATTTCACCGTCTCCAGATCCAGGCCGGTCCGGGCCGAGCATTCGACATGCGCCCCGTCTGGCGCGGTGATGCTGATGCCGCCCGCGCCGAGCTGGATATGATAGGTGACCTTCTCGTTCGCCGTGGGCTGCACGGTGATGTCAAGACCGTCCTGCGACAGGATCAGATGCCCGGAGCCGACGCCATCGTCACCGGCCACCTGGAAACTGTGCCGGTCGATGCGTGTGAGCAGGTTGCCGTCCTTGTCCAGCAGGTCGAAACTGCCGTCGGTGTTCACGAGGGCGCTCACACCGTCGAACACGCCGTTCGACTGATGGCCGGCGCGGACGCCTGCAGAAGTGAGGCTGATGCAGTCCTCCAGCGTGCCGACGCGCGATTGGGCGTCGGAAGCGTTCGACTGTGCGGTGTTCGCCGCGTCCAGCGTGGACTGGTTCTCGACCTTCGTGGCGAACTTGACATCAAGCGACTCATTGTTCTGCGTGACTTTGGAACTGATCTCCTCCGTCACGCCATCCTTGGTCGCATACTTGCCGGAAACCTCGCTGGTGATCCTTTCATGCTCCACGGTGATGTCGGATTTCGTGGCGAGACCGCTGCCGTCCGCGCCCTTGTAGGATTGCACGACACCCAACGCTATCGACTTGGACTGCTGGTCGACGTATGACTTTGTGGAATAGTCCTCCGGCGCGGGACTCCAATCTGTCGGCTTGCCGCCCTTCTCCAACTTCCACTTGCATTTCGGAGCTAAATAGATTCCGACATGGATGCTGGCCGCGTTCGCCGCAGTCGTGAAAGTCACGTGATCCGGGCCAGGAAAAGTTATCGAATCGACGAGCAGGCCGATCAGATTCCCGTCTGAGTCGAGCTGGCTTATCCTCCCAGTGAAGGTGACGTCCGCCATATCGTCGTAGGCGGACAGCGTGTATTGCGTGGACGGCGATACGGATATTGGGGTTTTGGTGCAGGAGTCCCCGGTCCAATCGTCGTCGGACTGGGAGGCGTTCGCATCCGATGGCATTCCCGTTGACGGGTCTATGTATGTTTTTATCAGGTTCGAGTCCGCAAGCAGGTTCGTCCCGCCAATCGAAAGATTGTCGAAATCAGTTTTGGTGGCGTAGGTTTGCGACACTTCGCTTTTGAAACCGCTCAGATTCTGTTCGAGGCTGCTGGTGCGCGTGACGAGGCCGTCCGCTGTTTTCCCCACCTGAGTGATGTTCGCCGTGTTGGATTCCACGGTGCTTTTGAGGCTGTTGGCGGTCTGCACCGCCGATGCGGCTTCGGATGCCGCCTCGGTTATCCTCACGGACAGGCCGCTGGCGGTCTGCTCGACCGAGGACGCCTTGTCCATCGCGCCGTTCGCGGTCTTCGTCGTCTCCGTTATCTTCGAGGACAGCGAATCGCTCGTGGCCGACAACTCCGCCTTCGTGCTGTATTTGCCGTCGGCCTGCTTCGTGGTCTGATAATCCTTGCTGATCGTGGCCTTCAGCCCGTTCGCGGTCTGCTCGACGCTCGTGGCCTTGCTCAAAGCCGCCGAAGCGGTCTTCGTGGTCTGCGACACCGTGGACGACAGGCCGTTCACTGTCTGCTTCAGCTCGGTCACGCTCTTCACCGTCGTGTCGCCGCGCGTGATCTCTCCTTCGAGCTTCTGTCCGAACTCGGTCAGTTTCGTCTGCTGGCCGTTGACGGTGCCTTTGATGTCGGTGATCTGGCCGGCCAACTGGTCGCCGGTCTTGCCCAGGTCATCCGCTTTCGCGCTTACCTTGTCCACTTCAGCTTGCAAGTCGGAACGCACCTGGTCGGCCTTCGCCGCCGCGGCATCCGCCTTCTGCTGCGCGTCCTGGGCGGCCTTGTCGATGCCGCTCGTGTCCACGAGCGGCAGCTGATTGCCATCCTGGTCGATGCGATTCGCGCCATCCTGCGCGCCATCGCCAATGATGACATCCGTATCACCCTGGGTGGGGATGCGCACGGTGCCGATTCTGTGGGTCTTCTGGGTCAGGGCGAGGCGCATGGCCTTCATGCCCAGGCTCAGGCCGAGCGTCGAATCGTCTGGATTCAGTTCCACGTGAGAGGACATGACCACCTCCAAAATGTCAGACCATGGGATCATCCATGGCGTCGAATATCAGATTCACCTTGTCCGTCTGATCGCCGCTCATCTGCATGAGCCGGCACTCGTACACGCCGTCCGCGAGACTCGGGAATCCTTGAATGTCCAACCGCATCGTCTCGCCGGGCCAGAAACTGCCGAGCGGATGCAATGGAGTGCCGTCCGCGCTCATGTCGTTGGCGTGGAGTTCGCCCTTGATCTGCATGAGCGGCGCGCGATTCGCGGCGAGCACGCCGTCCGCCTGCTGGCGGAGCAGACCGGCGTCGGCGGCGTCGGTGTCGCTGTAGGTCATCTCCCGCAGCGGGAACGGCTCGTGACTTCCATTCACAAGGCTCAGGTCTTCGGACAGATGGCATAATTGCGCCTTGTCTGTGCCCGAGCCGGACGCGTACACGCGGCTGACGGCACCCAAGTGGTCGATGGTGATGTTCTCCAACGTCCCGCCATACGGGCTGCTGGAGAGTTCGATAACGGTGTCCTGCAGTATGTCTGGATCCGCGTCCGAACCTGCGACGAAGTCGAAGCGGATCGTGTCGCCGGACAGTTTCGGCCGCAATTGCAGATCCGGCCCGTTTTCCACGTTGGCGATCTTGTTCCACACGTCGGAGCATTTCAGATTCTGGATATCCCACGAATCGTATTCGCGCTGGTGCGAGCCCTTCTCGCCCCTGTAGTGCCAGTCGATGGGCAGTCCGCCACCCGGCTTGGCGTTGGTGCACAGCCAGCCCGCCTCGGCCGCGATGGCGCGGAGGGATAGATTGCCGAAGTTGATGACATCCGTGCTGGTGCTGCCATTGGCGGCTCCGTAGACTCCCTCGCGCACCAAGTATCTATCGCCGAGGAGCCCGTACAGGCTTGTCAGGCTGAAATCCGTATCGAGCGGGCCGTCCTTCCTCTGGCCTATCAGTCCGCACAATATTGGTGTGCCGATGGCATCCTCCGAATCGAGGGGGCTTGTCCAGCACAATGCGATGCTGCGCCGGTCGGGCGCGAGGAGCCGGGAGCGTTCGCCGGGCGAATCGGCCGGCACCGCCGTCCATGGGAGCTTCAGGCCGCTCGTCTCGTCCTGGCCCACGCCCTTCGACTTCGTGGTGGAAAGCGACGAGTCGGCCACGCTGACCGACCAGCTGAAATTCGGCAGATCGATCGGGCACAGCAATTGCCCGCTGATCGTGTCCACCACGTATGCGCGCCAAGCCATGCGCACCTCCTTAGCCGACGTTCACGCCGCGATCCCACACCTCCAAGGTGCGTCCGGGATAGTTCTCCTTGCCATCCGAATGGCAGATGAAATAGACGTTCTCGCCCCACGTGACGCGATGATTCCTCGTGCGCACGGTATGCCACCCGGCCTGCAATGACACCAGGGCGTTCAGGTGCACCTGCTGCCATGCGCGGCTTACCTGGAACTGGCCGCCGCCGCCCTGCACGTCTTTGCCGTCGATCTGGAAGCCCACGTACCAGCAGGCCATCTGGGTGGCGTCCTCGGTGGGCTTCTTCGGATTGTCATGCCGGCAGGCGCACGCGGTGGCGGTGTATCTAAGCTCCACCAATCGGTCGGTCGGCAAATAAAAGACGGTATCCTGCTCGAAATAATCCTTGTCGCCGTCCGCGATGTTCGACGGGCCCTCGTAGTTGCGCACGTTGCGCGCTATCAGACCCTTCGACGCGCCATAGGGCATGGCGTAGCGCTCCGCGCCATCCGTGCTGCACGACTTTGTCTGGGTCATGCCGGCGGGCACGAGCATGGCCGCCAGGCGCACCACGTCGCTCGGCACCTGGTCTATCGGCACGTCGGGGTCTGCGGCGGGGGTGCCCTGCGTGACGCCGAGCACGACCTGGTTGTCCGCATCGCCCTTGTCCAAGTCGTGCGCGCGCATCCAGATGATGTCATATCTGCTCAGCCCGGCGTTGCCGGCGGCCACCGCGGGAGTCTGGCCTCCCGGCCAGTACGCGAGCACGGCCTCGCCCTTCTGGCCGTCGGGCTGGATGAGCGCCGTGCCCGCGGCCACGCTGTAGGTGAGCCCTGTGCCTCCGGTCACGGTAAGCCCCTGAATGATGCCGTCACTGGCCCACTGGGCGCTGATGATATGCCGATGCACCTGAGGGCTGACGCCCTGCGATTTCGCGTCGGGACGAATGCCTAAAGCCGTGGTCATAAGTGTTGAACCTCCAAGCAGATAAACGTTTAGATATACGTGTCACGTGATTCGCATGTGACCCAGCCGCTGCCGGGCGTGGTGAGATTGACGGTCAGCGCGCTGCCGGCGGGTATCGTCATCCAGCCACGCTGCGAAAGCTTCGCCGTCACGTCCACGCCTCCCATCGTCGCCGTGCGCGAGCGTGTGTCCAGGAGCACCGGTGTGCCGGCGTGAATCGCGCTGTTGAAGGCAAGAGTCGAGCCCAGCCCATCACATGCCAGACGAAGAGTGCAGCCATTCGGCCACTCACCGTTAAGCGCGTAGGTCGGATATGCGCGGGAAGTGCCCTGGTTCGGCAGACGCATGACCGTCGCACCATCGGAGACCACGCCATACGACAGCGGGTACGCAAGGCCGGCATTGCCGGTGCCGTAGCTCAGACCTCCGGCCTGCACCACCGACGCGCGGGCCTCGCCGGAGTGCGCCAGCGTGGACAGGCGCTCGGGACGCTCGAAAACGAGCGTGATGGTCGAATCGGCAATGCTGCCGGACCTGTAACCCGGCTGTTGGGTCAGTGTGAGGTATCCACCTCTGCAGTAGGTGTCCTCGGCGCTGTCGACCACACGCATCGTGACCTGACGATGCACGAGCTTGCGGACACTGTCGATCAAAGCGATGAGCGCGTCACGACTGGAGGCATTGGCATTCCAGTGCAGGGTAACGGTACGCGACGCATACGAGATGTCATCCTCATCCACGTCGTGTCCACCGTCACCTTGGCCGCGAGCCGTCACATTAACCTTCGCGGCGGGAGTCGACCACCAACCCTCGATGCCACCCTTCGCAACGCACAGGCAATCAAGATCACCCGAGCCCTCGAAGCGTACCGGATCCAAGCCGGAGGCCGACAATTCAGCAAAATAAGCCATGACGGCCTCCTTATCGCAATTGGTGCCTTGCGGTTCGCACGAGAATCGATGCATCCGCCCACGGGTCGGAACGCTCCGGAATATTGACGTTGAGATTCACGGTCCGATCGCCCTTGTCTCTGACTTCGCCGCCGAAGACCTTGAGGACCTGCTCCCGCGTCAGCACGAGCTCAGGCTGCTTAGTCTCATTGGCGACGAGATGCCGTCCGGGGGGTAGGATGCCGCCACGGTCGTACAAGGTCGGCCGATCCCCGACGATGCCGCCGAAAGCGTAGCCGCCGGCCCTGTTTAGGGCCGACAGGCTGCCATAACGGTGCAATGCGTAGTTCACGCCAGCATAGATGTTGGCGAGTGGATTCGTGATACCCAAGCTGCGGTACGGTCCCGCGTAGGCGTTGAAAGTACCTGGGATCGTCTGCATCAGGCCCTGCGACGGATGGCCGGCCTTAGCATTCGAATCCCAATTGTTGATCGCGTTCGGATTGCCGCCGGACTCCTGATTCATGCGCCGAAGGACGGTATCCGCCCAGCTCTCAGCCTGTCCAAGCTCCTTCAAAACGCGGATGACGAGACTGCGCCACTGTTCGACGCCTCCGCCCACGGCCCCATGGTATTGGCCGCTCTCGCTCTTGCTTTTCCACTTGTCGGTCAGAGATGAGGCGAAGCTCTTCGCCTTGTCGACCAGAGCGGATGCGGCCTTGACCGGTAATTGTCCGACCATCATGCCGAACTGGCCACCGCCGATGCCGGCAACCTGCGATTTGACCGGCGAGAGGATCTTCGACGCAACCCAGTCGCCCGGATTTTTCACGAAGCTCTGCGCAGTCTCGGACAGGTCCTCAAGCCATTTCTTCGCACCGGACACCGCAGAGCCGACCTTGCCGACGATGCCGCCGCCGGCGAACCTGAGCCCACCCATCATCATGTCCTCACGGACGGCCGCGACACCCTGACGGCGTGCGATACGATTCCAGCGATAAATGTTGGCCGCACCTACAGCACGCGTCCATTCTGGGACCATCCACGCCTCGCCGGGCGATGTCATCGCCGGAATGGAATCAACGCCTGGCGCGTAGCCAGGATTGATGCCACCCTCGGCGAATTTCACGTCCGGAAGCTTCAGGTTCAATCCGACGGCTCCCGCGACGGAATTCCATATCTTCTTTATACCATTGGTATAAACGGTGTTGACGATGAAGCTCACAGGCGATTTGGCGGCGTCCTTGACCTGATTCCAGCTTGACCGGATCCAGTCCTTCGTGGTGCTGAAAGTGTTGCCGATTGCGTTCACGGCATTGCTGATCGGCGTTTTGACGTTCTGGTTGAACCAGCCGCCGACACTGCCGAAAATGCCGGTTATGCCGTTCTTCGCGGATTGGAAAATACCGGAGAATGTTCCCGGAATGCCGGAGAACCAGCCGGTTATGCGCCACGGAACACCACCGAACCATGCGATGATGCCGTTCCAGACGGATTGCGCCAAACTGCCGGCCGACGAGAACCATCCGCCGATCGCGGAAGGAATGCCGGAAAACCATGCGCCGATCACGTTTGGAATGCCGCCGAACCAGTCGCAGACACCCTGCCAGCCGGATTCGACCCATTGCCCGGCCGAGTCGAACCATCCACCTACCGTCGATGGAAGACCACTGAAGAAGCTGCCGATAGTCGCGGGCAATCCACTGAACCAGTCGGTCAGGCCCTGCCATTTCGCGCTGATCCAATCGACGCATCCAGACCACGCCTGCTGGACCTGATCCACGCCGGACTGTTGCATTCCGCCGACACTCGAAATGGCGTTACTGGCCATGCTCGGCCAGTTTAGCGGATTGAGATTATGCAGCCAAGTTGAATTCTTGACGCCAAGGAAGGAGGAATTCTCCTGCGTCTGCTGGTACTGCTTCTGGTACTGCTCGTATGCCTTGTCACTCGTATCCTTGCCTTGGACGCCCTGCATGGCCTTCCAAAGCGTCTTCGGAGTGCCCTTCTGCAGATTGTTGGCAGCTCCGGCCAGCATGCTGCCACCCAATGCGAGGGTTCCGCCCGCGCTGCCCAGCAGCTTGCTGCCGGTCTTGCCGACCTTGTCGATGAAGGAGGATACCGTCTTCGGGACTTTGAGGTCCTTCAGCACGGTGCCGAACGTCTTCAACGCCTTGCCGCCGGTCTTGAACGCGGTGGCGATGTCCTTGCCAGTGCCGTACACGTTCTTCAAGATCTTCAAGCCCTTGCTGCCGAGCCACAGGTAAATAGCCGTGTCAAAGATGGCTCCCTGCTGTTCCGCGCTCAGACTGTTCCACATCTTCTCGATGTCGGCGATGAGCTGGATGATCGGCTTCAAGCCCTCCAAGGCGACATTGAGCGCCTTGATGGCCTTGTTCAAGTTCGAATGGTCGCCCTTCGACGGAACGTCGAAGAAGGCACTGAGTCCCGGCAGGTTCTCGACGACCTGCTTCGCCGCATCACGCAAATCAAGCAGATTCTGCTTGAAGCTGATGAGCGTGTCACGGTCGACATTCTCGAAAGCGCGGTTGAACTCGTAGGTGAATTCGCCGGTCTTGACGAAATTCACCAGTCCGGCGTACCCCCACTTGATACGCTGGTAGGCGTCCTCGATGCCCGTATAGGAGCTTTTGTCGATTTTGAACGCCTCGGCGAACGCCTTGTTGACCTTGCCGGTCGACAGGAACGCTGCCAAACCATCCCACGCGCCGCTGAACCAGTCGGTGAACTGGCCGATACGGTCGGTCATCGCGTTCAAAGCGCCGGTCAGCTGCGGTTTGACCTTGTCGAGCGCGGTCATGCCGAGTTTCTGGACGGCCGCCTCCCAATTGCCCATCGCGCCTTCGAACGTGGTGGTGGATTCGGCGGCCTGCTTGGCCACGTCGGTCATGCCAAGCTGAAGAATCGCCTTGTTGAATTCCTCGGCAGTGATTTCGCCACCGGCCATCGCATCACGGAAATTGCCCGTGTATGCGCCGGCCTTCTTCATGGCGTCCTGCAGTTTGCCTGACGCGCCAGGAATCGCGTCGGACAGCTGGTTCCAGTTCTCGGTGGTCAGCTTGCCGGCGCCGGCGGTCTGCGTCATTACCATCGCGACGGACTTGTATGCTTCGGCTCCGCCGCCCGCCACTGCGGTCAGGTTGCCCGCGGCCTCGGCGAGCTTGCTGTAGTTCTTCACGCCGTTCGACGCAAGCTGGGCCGTGGTGTTGCGGATGTCGGAAAGGTTGAAGACCGTTTTATCGGCGTAGTCCTGCGTGCTTGCGGTCAGCTTCTTGATGGTATTGTCGCTCACGCCCGCGAAGCTCATGGTGCTGGCGAACTTCTGCGCCGAATCCGAAGCGTCGACCATCGAAGAGCCAAGCGACGCGAAAGTGGAAACCGCCTTGCCGACGACACTGGACGTGAAGCCGCCGACTGCGCCGGCCATCGCGCTGAACCTCGCGGTCATACGACGGCTGGTCTCACTGAACCGCGATTGCGCTTCAGACAGGCCGCTCGTGGAGGACTTCGCCAAATCGGCGGCCTGCTTCCACTTCTGCAAGGCATTGCGGAAACCGCCGGTCGCGGTGCTCGCTTTCTGCTGCGCGGCCGCCAGCTGCGTCTGCGTTTCCTTCAAACCGTTTTGCGCGGCGCGGATCTGCTCTTCGGCGTTCTTGTACGCCTCGTCCTTCTGACGGGCCTTGCTCCGCGCGTCATTCAATCGTGCCTGCGCGCTGATCGCCTGGGAGGATGCTGCACCGTATTTCGCGACGGTCTCGTTGAGCTTCGTTTCGGCGGCCTGCACGCGCAACGTGGCGCTCTTCTGCTCGTCACGCGCCTTCACGATCTGCGCGGTGGCGGTGGTCACGGCCTTCTGCGCGCGCTTTTCGGCGCCTTCGAGGTTCTTGACCTGCTCCGCCAGCACGTTCGTGCCGGCCGCAGTGTTCATCGAGTCTGCGAACTTCCTGCCGGCGTTCCGGCCGGCCGAAGCCGCTGCGGCCGTCACACCGGAATTCAGTTTCGTTCCGAAAGCGCTCAGATTCGGCAGCACGTCAATCCATGCGGCTGTACCGGCCATGACCATTCACCTTCCTAATCTCACCGGCCCAAAGCCAAGGCCATGAGTTCCTTCCGCTCGCGCATCCGCAATTCCCTGTCAGGGTCTTCCGTCACGGATTCGTCCCGCCGTCGCGTGGGCGGCAGGATGCGTGGCCGGATATCCTCTTCGGTGATCTTGCGTTCCACCAGCGGATTCGTATTGACTATCGTCAATTGCAGTTCGCGGAGCATTTCACCAACGTCATGCGTGAGCCATTCGCCTTCCGTCCAACCATCGCCGGACACCGCCCGGTAAAACACGTTGTCTGGCGGCATATTCACGATGAGGGCATGCAATGCGCGAAGGCCCAACCGTCCCTGCCAGTATTCGGCGATCGGGTCGCGTGGACTGTAGACCGCGCACAAGGCGGCCTCCAGTTCCTCCGCATGCCCGTTCGCCGTCAGCAGGTCTACTGCCGTGTAGGGTTTCCCTCGGCGTCCGTTTCGGTCAGATCGGAACCGACCTCGTTGAGCAGCAGGAGCAGCAGGCTCACTTGACCGCCCTCTTGCTCGTAACGCTCCCACTGGTCGCCAAGCAGTGCTTTCGCCAGTTCGAATTCGTCATCGGCCTTCTGAGCCCTTACGAAAGCGCGCTTCTCCTCGTTCGTCTGGAAGATTGGCGAATGGATTTTGAATACGGTGGCATCCTTGCCGTCATCCAAAGTGAATTCGATCCATTCCGGAATCGTCGGATGCGATTCGAGGTACTTCGCCTTCACTGCCTGAAGGTTGTATTTTGCTCCCATTTCAATCCTTTCATAAAAAACGGCCCTTTCATGCGGCAAACAATGGAGAAGAAAATCCCCACGACGGTGAAAGGGACAAAAGCCGTCGTGGGGAAGAATCAGAAAAAGAGCGGCTGTCAGACTTCGGTCGAGACCTTCTCGCCCTCGTAGTAGCTCTTGTTTACGGCCGGGTCACGATAGAACGTGAACGTGGTCTCCTCGCCTTCCGCGTCGCTGCGCGAATGGGTCAGATCGCCCTGGTTCGTGACCTTGGCCTTGTAGCCCGCCTCGACACGGTAATGCGCGCCGACACCGGTGCCGTCCTGCATGAGGACGAGCAGACGATAGTAGGGAAAGTCGCTGATCGCGCCATCGGAATATTCGAAGCCGTTGTTCTTGTCGGCTGGCCACTGTGCGACCGGGACGCCATGGGCGACGGCCTTCACCCACGCGTTCATTTCCAGGAACGTGACCTGCAGGGTGCGGGTCTTGCTGGTGATGTCGGAGCGAACCGGTTCCAGATCCTGTACGGCGGACACGTCGGAGGAGTCGATGCTTCGACTGATCTTCATGCCATCGGTTGAAATGTATCCGAGAATCTTGAAACCGTCCGGTAGGGCGTTCGGTTTGTTCGTGGTCTTGTCGAAGAATTCCGACGGCATGGCGGTGGAGTAGTCCGCCAATGCGAGCAGCTGGGTACCCCACTTTCGGACGTTGCCGTTGTTGTCGTCGAGAATGCTGACCACATCTGTTGCAGCCATTAATGCTCCTTAAATATTGATGTTTTGTGGTCTGAGGGAAAGCGTGACGGTGGCCGTGCATCGGAGCACGGTCGGATCATCGTCGGCGATTTCCGAAAAAGACGTGAGCGTGGAGGAATCGACGTACCCGTACTGGTTTCCCGCGCCCTGCAAAGTCGACAGGGCGGCGGTCAGCCTGCACGTGAGGTCGTCCAGTGAATCATGGTCGGCGGCGAACACGTCCACATCCAAGCTGGGAGCAGACGTGTAGGTGCCGACGTCGAGGCTTCCGCCCGGCGCGAGGCTCACAACCACGACCGGCAGAGAATCGGACAGATTCTCCGGCACCTCGGTCAAAACCTTCATATCGTGGTCTGCGAGCCATCGGATGACGATGGGCAGTGGCGCCGGCCATGAGCCTTTCAGAGTCAAAGCCATAAGCCATCAGCCCGCTTCCGCGACCGCCCGACGAAGGAAACCCTTCTTCGGATAATGCTTGGAACCGTACTCCTTCTCCGTGGCATGCTCGTCGCCGATGATGACCCGCGCGTATGGTCGCGCGATATGCGTCGGGGACTTCACGCCCGGACGGCGACCTGAATGGATTCGCACCGATTCCGCGTATTCACGGTCGCCTTCCTTCAAGGCGATGCGCTGCACGATGGGAGCGATGCGTCGGGCCTTCGCATCCAAGGCCACGGTGACGGCCGGATTCGTGAGGACGTTCTTCTCCATCCACTCTTTCGAGACTTTGAAACACGTCATAGTTCACCTTCCGTCCGTCCGATGCAGGTTCACCGCGAGATTCCATTTCGTCGGCTTGATGCCGCCATCGAAGGGGATCGGATCGCCGACGACCTGCCAGACACGATCACGCGCGCGGATACGACAGCCGCGAAGTGGCTTGTCATATCCTCGTGGGAAATAGGCCGTCAGGTCGACGCTCAAAGCGTTCGGCAGCGTGCTGTCCTGCACGTCGGCCGGAGTGGCCGCGCCCAGCAACACGCCGGACACCGGTTCATCCGACCATTTCACGGTCTGCGCATTGTATTTCCCGCCACCATCCGTCTTGGAGGGACGGAGCACGACAACCTGTTCACCGTCAAGCATCCGCACCACCATCCAAGCTGATGGAAAACGCCCGCTGGCGGCCGTATCCCAAAGACCGCTTCTCAGCGCTCGTCAAATACAGGTCGCCGGCCGGATTCGAATACGTGAGCGATTCCGAGAAAGGCCCTGCCGTCTGGGTGGACTGGCTGATTCCAGCCGCATCGTCACCAGTCAGCATGGCCCTTTTCACGATCGCGCATGCGATGCGCTTCAACGTCATCGGATTCGCTGCCGCGTATCTCGGGCATTCGGTGCGGATCAGGTCGCTCGCATCATCCAGCAGGACTTCAGCCTGACGTTCCTCCGAATCGGACAGGACGCGCCAACGTGCGACCAGATCGTCGACGGTGGCGAACGCGATCATGTCGTCGCCGGACATCATCAGTCGGCGACGGACTTCGGTTGGATGACGGACGCCGGTGGGTCCTCCACCGTCTGTTGCGACTGGGAGGCGGCGACGGACTTCGGTTGGATGACGAACGCCGGGAAACGCTTCGACTTGTTCGGCTGCACGTCGTTGATCGGATTGGCGATCTGGAAGCCGGCACGGAACACGACGCGCATGGCGACGCAATCCTGCTGGGCGAGGTTGAGGATGACCTTGCCATTATCGTCGGTGATGGGCGCCTGGTCGAGCATCTTGAAAGTGATGTCCTGACGGACGCCGATGACGAAGTTAGACCAGTCAGCGCCGAGCAGCACGGCCTTGGTCATATCCCACGCGCCATTGTCCACTTCGTTGAGGCCGTAACCGTACAGGGTGGACGGGGCGCCGGATGCGAGGGATGGTACGTAGATTGGCGCGCCGTTGTTGTCGCGCAGGCCGATGAGCTGCCAGTTCAGTCCAGGCTGGCTTGCGAAACCGTTCATCGCGAACCCCTGTTCGGCGAGCTTCTGGCCCATGGTCGCCACGTCGGCCGCTAGGTCCGTGCCCTGGGTGAGTTTGTTTCCGGCGGCAATGGCCTGCGGGACGATGCCGTCGGGAAAGCTCGACGGCTTGTCGGTGCCGAACAGGCATGCCTGGTCGAGCTTGTAGCCGATCGCGGCGGTCAATCGCGGCATGACCTCGTTCCAGATGGGGATGCCGGCGTCGTTGATGACGGCTTCCGGGATCGGCACGATCGCGGCGAGTTCCTCCGCGGTGATGTTCAGGCCGCTCCAGCTCATCTTCGTGGTCTGCTTCAAACCGGTGTCGCCGCCGACCCAATAGGCGATGGGCTTGCTGTCCAGCACCGGCTGGGTGCGGGTGCGGGTGCTCATCGTGATCTGGCGTGCGCGGGAGAGCATGACGCTCTGCTTCGGGATGTCCTGGATGATCTGATTGGAGTATTCGGTGGGGATGAGGCCGCCGCCGAGGTCGGTGGAGCCAATCATCTGATTGACGATGGAAGCCATGGGCTTCTCCTTCCGTTAGTGTTTATTTGTTGTGCCGGGCGATCGAACGTATCCAGTCGTCGGCGCTTTTCGGTGGTTTCTGGGGCAGGCCTGACGGGTCGCCGAGCGCGGAAGCGCCGGAACGTTCCGGGTTCTTCCATTCGGAGAGAGCCTTCGCGTTCGCGTTGATCTCGTCCTCGGTCGCGCCGAACAGCAGCGACGCGGGCACTTCGTACTGTTCGGCCGCCGCGTTCTTCCAGGCGTTGACCTGATTGGCTGTCTTCAATGCGGACAGTTCCCTCTCGGCTCGTTCGGCTCTGCGGGTCAGCTTCTCCGTTTCGGACAATTGACTTTCCTTGAGCCTGTCGAGTTCGTCGGCGGCGTCCTTGTTGGCCTTCGCGCGGGACTCCCATTCGCGGGAGTGCTTGATGGCGTTCTCGTACTTCGCCTTCCAATCCACAGACTTCTGCGGTTCGGTGGACTGGGCGTCCTCCGAACCCTCCCCCTGCGGCTGTTGGGCGTTGTCGATGGTGGCTGCGTCGGTCATTGCTTCTGTTCCTTCCGCCCTGTTCCAGGGCATTGAAAAAGCCTCGTTCCGGGGCTGTGAGTGGTGGGTGCGGGACTCGAACCCGCGATGTGTCGGTGTCGGAGATTTACAGGCTCCTGCCGTCGCCGCTGGGCCAACCCACCAAAAGCGTGATAGAATGTGGAAAGACCGGGGGGTCCTCTGCGGCGTTGAAATAACACGCAATGAGCGGAGGGGTGCTCCCGGTTGTTTTATTTCAATTCGATTTCCGAGAACCCTTCACCGTCGAAGATGAAAAGCCTGCGGATTTTCCATTCGCGGTCGTTGTATTTCTCCAATTGGTGCACGAGTTTGTCCTTACGCTTCGTCTGGCCGAGGTCTATGACGAAACAGTCCTTGACGACATCGTGATTCTCCTTGGCGCTTCGAACGGCCTTGGTGATGCGGTCTGCGATCTTGCCGAAATCTGCTTTCGCCATGGATTTCAATTCGCACAATTCGTTCGTTTCAATCCAACGGAAGTCGTTTGTCGCCGTTGCGTTTTCCTTGTCTCTTGGTATCCATTCGACATGGTTGCCGAGATTCTGGAAACGTTCGAGGAACACGATCTCCTGCGGGTAAAGCGTATCCACCGAATGCGGGACCCCGGCCCGTTCCTGACGCCGATACCATTCCGCGTCGGTGGCATCCGCCAATCCCTTCATCGAAAGCAGACGATCCTCGTTCTGGGCGTGCGGCTGCTTCCAATCCTTCGGAACCTTCACGGGCACCAGCCTGCCATCCGTGTACTTCCCCGGCTGGCTCCGCATTGCCGCGAGAACGTCTTCCATTGTGGGATTGTCGCCTGCGGCCTTGTAAGCCTTCTCATAGTCCTCATAGAGCTTTTCTGGGTCGTAGCCTTCGATGTTCGGCTTGTCCTTGTCCCAGCTGGGTACGATCTCGCAGTCGCAGTCGGAATGGTATTTGTTCATCGCGCCGGCGGTTTCGGCTGATTCGTACACCCAGCCGCGGGACGCGAGCATGGCGCAGAACGCGCACGTCTTCGCGCCGGACGGGACTCGCGCGTAGCGTGGTTTCTTCGGATCGCGTTTCGCGTTGTAGCGGATAGTGTCGCGTCCTCCCTGCTTCACGCCCTTGTCCACGACGGCGTTGAGGAAGCGGAGCATCCGCCCCGGGTCCGCGTCGTCGCCGAACAGGACGCCGGCGTTCGCGCGGATCAGCTTGCTGATGTCATCGTTCGCCTTTACCGGCGTGTGTGCTTTGAAATCGTCGGAGATCCACTTGTCGCGCACGCGCTGATACCATTCGGCGGCCGCGACGCTGGATGTGTCGGCGTATTTGTCGATGATCGCCGGCACCAGTTCGAGCAGCGCGTCACGTTGTCTGGCTGGCTCCCAATCGGCTATTTCCGCCCAGACGTTGCCAAGCTCGCGCTTCGCCAACGCCGTCGAGCGCGCTTGGGCCTGGGACAGGCTGTCGATCTGGCTGCGGTCGGGCGTGCGGTTCGCGTCACCGGACATCGTGGCCTCCGATCATGTGTTTCATTCGTCGTCTGGGTTCTTGAGGGAGACGGGCTGGAGTCCGGTGAATCTGACGCCATCCAAACCGATGAGCGAGGCCGCGTTGGCCGGGTCGACTCCGGCGCGGACCGCGACGCCCAGCGCATCGAACTTGGCTTTCATGCCGTTAGCCCCCCCACATCCGCAGACTCGCCGGCGTTCCTGGTTTCCGTGGCATCGGCCTGCTGCGTTTCGGAGTCCTGCTTCTGGGCTTTGCCGGCATCGCCGACGAGCCTGTCCAGGATGCCGCGCGCGTCCTGCGAGCGGATCGTGTCCATGATGTCCGCGATGTCGTCGTGGTCGAAGCCCGCGTACCGCCAGCCGGTCTCGGACCGGGCGAACGCTTCGGACACTCCGGCGATCTTGCTGAACGCGTCGGCTCGGGCTCCGATGCTGATTTCCTTTGTCGGCTGCCATTGGCAGCGTATCCCGGTCAGCGTGTCTGGCATGTCGGACGGCGGTATGTGTTCCTGGAGGCATACGACCATGCGTATGGTTTCCTCGAGAGCATACGAGAACAGGTGGTTTTGGCGGTCGGCTTCGCGCGAGAGCTTGCGTTCGGCAGCCATCATCGCCTCGGCGCTGGCTGGATTGTCCATGGTGATGCCCAGATCGTTGACCGGGATGCTGGTCTCGCTGGATACCATCAGCGCGATGGTGCGCAGCATGTCGGAGTGCGGCTGCATGGTCATCTGCCGCACTTGCTGGAGTGTTGGTATCTCGTCGTTCTGGTCGCGGCTGACCGAGTTGATGCTGCTGACCAGCGAGCTCCATTTGTCCTGGAACGCTTCTGGGTCGAGGCCGAGGAACCAGAGGCTTGGAGCCGAGTAGAACTCGGCTCCAACCTCCATGCGGAGCATGGTTCTTATGGCCGCGTCGGTCAGTGCCATGAGTGGTCTGGTGATGCGTGATCGTCCGAACGGGCGTTCGGCCTGCGGGTCGTAGCAGACCGGCACCACTGTTGGATATGGCCAGTCGTTCGGGCATGCGACGGCCTTCCATGCGCCGTGGTTCCTGAAACAGCGGTAGACCATGTTAGGGAGCCATATGTTCATGTCGGTCACGTCGCCGTATTCATCGATGTCGGTGATGGTCAACGCGGCTTTGATGCGGTTGCGCATGTAGTCCCAGATGGCCGCTGACCATGTGGCCGGCCGTGGTATCACACGGACGCGGCGGCCGTCGTCCGGGTCTTGGAAGACGGTGAGGAACGCGCATGAGTGCGTGTAGGCGTTGATGATGGTCTCTGGGACGATCAGGTCGAAGCGGTTGGCGTCCATGATCTGCTCGACACCGTGCGTATCCTCGCCGTCCGGTAGGTGGAATCCGTCGAAGACGGACAGGTCGGCGAGAGTCTTCACCGCCTTCGCCGGCCAGCCCACGCATGCGTGAAACCGGCTGGCGAGCTTGTCCGGCACCGCGATGCCGAGGTTCTTCACACGTTCGTGGGCGTTGTAATATTCCGTCCTCAACGCGTTGCGCTCGTATTTCCTGATCCATACCCGGTACAGGCGCTGCACGGTGTCCATGTCGCTGTCGGGGATGCCGGAGATCGGCCCCAATGCGGAGAATTCAACCATAAATATCATCCAACTCTCTGTTTGCGTCCTGGAACACGTTTCGATGTGAACGCACCGTACAGGGCCAGCGTGCAGGCCACCAATGGGCTGATGTCCACGTCGGCTCCGAGCTTGTTCCACGCCAACGCGCCCGAGGCACCAAGGTTGCGAGTGATCGCGCCTCGCACGGCGGCGGCCAATTGCGGCTGCGCGTCGTCCGGCAGGTGTTTCAGCTGTCCGTCGTTGAGCATGTCCTGGAATCGTCCGTAGGCGCGTCCCATCTCGGCCATCGAGGTGATGGTCACTCGGACATGAGCCTTCTGCAGTTCGGACAGCAGGCTCATGGCCGGCGACTGCGCGTCGATCACGACGGCGGCGGTCTCCGGCCAACGTTCACGCAGCCATTCGACCGCCCATTGGGTGCCGTTGCGGTGCGCGTCCTCGATGGCGGCCATCTGGATCAAGGCCGTGCCGTCGTGCAGCTTCAAGGCATTGCCGATGACCAGCGTGCTGCGGTCCGGCGGCATGTCCAAGGCGAAACTCGGAATGCCTCCATCCGGCACCTGCATGGTCTCGGACTGCTTCCACAGTTTCGGATCAATAGCGCGAACCGCCACATGCTCGTCCCAGATGCCCAAGGCCTCGCGTCTGAACGAATCTTCGGCGAGCAGGTTGCGCATTCGCATGATCGCCTGTTCGCTGGTGCGCTTCGGATAGCTTGGATTGGCTTTCGCCCACGCCTCACGGTCGTCGGAATCCGCATCACGGTCGGCCGCCAGTTCGACGTACAGCATGCCCTCGGCGTCGCCGCCGAGCGCAAGATCGCGTTTCTCGCCGAACGCCTCGGACTGGTCGCCCGGCTTCGGCGGATTGCCCATGAACACGACCAGAGGATTCGGACTCGTGTTCACGATCGGAATCAGATTGTCCAAAGCCTTCACGGTGAGGATCTGCGCCTCATCGAACACTTCGATGTCAGCGGAGTGCAGGCCGCGGCCGAAGCCGTTCTCACGGGCGCCGAACATGATGCGGCTGCCATTCGTGAATCGAATCTCCTGCTGGCCGTTCGCACGGCGAACGTTCTCCACATATCTGGCGAGCTTCGGATTATGCGTCATATCGCACATGTCAGCGAACGTCTCGTCCGAGGTACGCGTATGATGCGCCGTCCAGATCACCAGCGTGTTCGCCCGTCCGGCGCACAGAATGAAAATCGCGTTGCCGACGGTGAACGTCTTGCCGATCTGGCGGCAGCTGGATAATACCGCGCCACCGGAGCCGCATGCGTACTTGCCATCCGCGCGTTTACCGAATAGAAGGTAGAGGAAGCCCTTCTGCCACAGGTCGAAGTGTATGCCGGCCTTGCACGCGGCCTTGTCAATCATCGCGAAATCGCTCGACGTGATGCCTTCCGGCTTCACGAGCCGTTGGGCGAGTTCAGACAATCGACGCTCCGACATCCTCCGAAACCTCCGTCACATCATCGTCATCGAACAGTCCGCCACCGCCCTGCATGTTCTCCAACCGTTCGCTGACCGCGATCAGCTGTCTGCTGATGGCCGGCAAGGCGTTTGCTGGAGTCGAGATGTCGTCCAATGCCGCGCGCAGGCGGTCGCGGTTGTGCCGGAGCACGTCCTCGAAGGAATCGTCCATCATCCGTTCGAAGCTGCGTCGGTCAAGCTCCGGGATCCTTGCCGGATCATTCTCTTTCGCCTGCTTCGGTTTCGGGACGGCAACGATCTCGCTGTTCTTCTTCCTGCGTCGATAGGCTTTTGCCTTGCATGCGCCTGAACAGTACTTGCTTGGCTTGCCGCGGCCGGATGGACGGAATTCCCTGCCGCATTCAAGACATTTCATAACGTCATACCTCCGTCACGTTTTCCCTATCGTCACGTTTTGAAATCTCGGGGAGAAATCAGCCCTATGCGGCGGGGCAGGCAGCACCGGGGCGGTAGGGTCACCTGCCGTGGGTGTCCGGTCAGATGCCGATGGTTTTGAATGGCATTGAGCTTTGTTTGATGGTTGGTTTGCCCGCGGCTTCGCGTTTCGCCCATTCGTTTGAATGGTTGCTTTTGTGTTGATTGCAGCATCGGTGTGTGAGTTGGACGTTGTTCCATGCGAGTGGGTCGCCGCCTCGGCTGACTGGGATGATTTCGTCGACTTCGGCGCTCATTGGGTGTGGTGTCTTCAGTGTCTTGTCGACTGGTTTGCCGCAGATGGCGCACACATCGTATGCTGCGAGGACTCTTGCTCGGAGTTGTGCGCGTTTCCAGCCGTTGGTTTTTCTTGGGTCTGGCTTGTGTTGTCTGCGCATTTAATCCGTGATGTCGATGCCGAGTTGTTGGAGTGCGCGCAGGTAATCGGCTTGGTAGATGCGGAGTCCCCATGCGGCGAGGGCGTCTTCGCGGTTGAGCTGCATGGTGGTTTGCTCGCCTTGGTCCGCGATGCGTTTGAGCTGGTGAGCAATCTCTTGAAGTACGTCTTTCATTGTTGCTCCTTTGCTTCGGATTGGTTGGTGCCTTCGGCGGGAGTCGAACCCGCGCATACATACGGCCGCAAGGAAGAGGATCCGAAGATCTGCGACCGGTGCGATCTGCCACTGATTCCTACGAAGGCATGGACAGGCGGTTTGAGCTTCACTGCATCGCGAGTCGCGGGGATTGGCTTGCCTGCCACTGTTGGTGTATGCCCACTCTGACGTGAGTGGGCGGAGCGTGTCCGATATGCCGCTCAGACAGGACGGTGTTACGTAGCCCAAGGAGTTAGGAGAATCCAAGGTGGATATGAAAAGGGTTCAAACCAAGTCGCCTCGGTTTGAACCCTCTAATCCACTGACAATTGTGCGTTGCACTTTCGATTTTGTCAAATCGAGTCGCGTCGCACGACCTGTCCATGCACGTCGGAAAGCCTGTACAACGGCTGCCCCTTCACGTTTTCACCAACCGGTTGGAGCCTGCCGCGCTTGCGCCATGAGCGAATCGTGTTCGCGTTGCACTGGAATCCGCATTCGCGCAGCAGTTCCGCACACTCCCCCGCCGTGAACGCGCGTCCCGACCGAACGCATTCCCTCAGGAACCCCAACCGCACATCCGCCACAAGGTAAGTGTTGCCGCACACGGGACATGCAACGCTTACCGCGCCGACCGCCGCTGTCAATTCGACTCCGCACAGCGGGTTCGGGCATCTTCCGATGCCATGTTTCGCAGGCGGCACGTCGATGATGTCCAGCGTCTTTCGAACCATCGACTCCCACTCATGGTAGAAGTCGGCGATGTCAGGCATGCGGCGCAGTCGAGGACTGCCGGCGCAGGCACGCAGCATGTCCACCAGCGGCGGATGCACGTCACAGGTAGCCCAAGGCATGGCGGGCGGAGCGTACAACCGGCGCCAGAGTGCGATTGCGGCATCCTCGATGGCCTGCATGTGGTCGAGCACCGGCAATCGGATTGGCGTAGGCGCGGATGGAAGGTTGACGCGTCCAGGCTGGCGGCCTCCGTAGTGCGCGGTCGAGTCCAGGAACTCATGCAGCGAATCCAACCATGATGGATATTCCCGCAGCCAGCCGCGCATCAGCCCATCGCATCTCGCGCACATGGTGTCGCCGACAGCGCATTCTCCGCCGCAGACGAGGCACACGCCGGCGAGCGCTGGCTTGTTTTGGTTGGTTTGTGCTGGTTGTGTCTGGTTTGGTGTTGGTTGGGATTCGTTGGTTTGTTCGTTCATTTGTTCGATTCCCTCCGGCGTGGTAGTCTTCTGGTGGTGTCAGGAGCCCGGCCGGAAGGTCGGGTTTCTTGTTATTCGTGGTGTTGTTGAATGATGGCTTTGATTTCCTCTTTGGGGACTTGTGGCATCAGTGGGGCGATCTCATCGAGGCTGTATCCGGCCTGATGCCATTTGATGATCATGTCCGTGAGGGTTTTCTTCACTTTCATTTCGTTTCCCTTCGTATTTGCTGGATGATCGTCTCGTATGGTTTGCGGTGGAAGATGCGTATCCACCATTCGGGGCGGCGGCCCCATATGGTTTTGACTTCGGTGAGGGGAAACCATGATACGTACCATTTTTGGCAATTTCCGCAGTACAGCACCTCGCCTTCCTCCTTCGGTCTGGGATGCTCATGGTCGAACGCTGGCGGCCTTGGCACCAAATAACTTCGATTGCTCATTTTGTGTCCTTGAGTGTGATGCGTGTTGTTTTTCTCATTTCGTTTCCTCCTGGTGTTTGCGCCATCCGCCGTTGGCGTATCGGTTCCATCCGCGGATCGCGGTTTTGATGCTGTCGTCCGGGGTGGTGATCCAGACGGCGTTCGGACATCCATGGCATTTGGCGATCCAGATGCAGTGCATCTTGGCTCCGATGATCCGGGCGTAGGGTTCGATGCCGGGTTTCCTCGTGCCGCAGTATGGGCATGGACTGGTCCTATGCCATTTCCTGGCATGCGATGTGGTGTGTTTCATGGTTTGCTTTCCGTGATGACGACGGCGCGGATGCCGTCCGAGGTTTTGTTCGTGTGATGGCGTAGGTCGCAGTCGATGACGTGCAGTCCTATGCCCCGGTATTTCAGGACCGCGTGGACCGGACTCAACCGGATCAGATCCAATGGGCCGTCCAACGTGACATCCATGCCGGTGAGCGCGATGCATCGCCGGCCGATCAGGTCGGCGGGATTCCGGTACCGCCACGCCATATGCGTCTGGACCGTCATGGCCGGCCTCCGATCCAAGCGACCAGGACGGCCGCGCACAGGAGCATCATGGAGACCGCTGTCATCACCATGCTCCCTTCAGGAGCTTGCGGTATCGGATGTAGTCGTTGATGTCGCGTCGGATGCAGTCGCGCACCCTGTGCGTGCCACGATGCCCTCCGTACGGATCCTCGGGACAGTCGATGAACCTCAAATACCGGCGGAGCGTGGTCAGGTCGAACTTGCGGTAGGACAGCCACCTGTCCGGGTTCAGGTCGAGACGTTTCAGGAAGTCGAGGTCGAAGTCCACGTTCGTTCCGGCCGGAACCAAGGTGAAGCGTTGCGACAGGGATTCGAGATACTCCTCCACAGCGTTCACGACCGCTTCCACGCAGTCGTTCCTGTCGGAGCCGTTCAGCAGTTCGAACAGGAGACCATTGTCCGTGTGCATGGAGAACGCCATCGGACTCATGTCCAACAGGTCGAGATAGTCCGGTCTGATGATGCGATGCAGGGATCCATACGAATGCTCGCCCAGCACGTCGGTGCATTCCATGCCGACCTCCAACGGCAGACTGTCATTCCTGTCCGTACCGGTCGTTTCGAAGTCGAGCCAGAGCAGCGCCTCCGGCTTCCCATTCCGGTCTTCGTCCTGTTTCCTCATGATTCTTCCTTCCAATCGCTTTGCCATTCGATGATTTCGATTTGAGTGAGCCGTTGCGCCGTGCCGTCATCCAACAGCCACCACCAGTCGCCGTTCCAGTCGCGTATCGGCGCGTTGAGCGGACCACGCCAACTCGGGATGATGTAGCCGAACCGTTCCGCCTCGGCCGGATGCGCGTGCGCCCAACCATGACAGCCGGTCGTGCCCGACCCGCACAGTTCGACGATGTTGCACGGCAGGTCACGCACGGTCGGGTCGGCCCGACGGCGCAACTGCCGGTGGTGGCCGCTCCTGCCCGGCCAGACGGTCGGGTCGTGCAGGTTGCGTCCGCAACGCATGCAATGCCAACCCTGACGTTGCAAGGCGACGCGTTTCGATTCCTGGAATTGCCGGTCGCTCATCGTCGCTCCCTTCCGAGCTGGTCGAGCAGGTTGATGCAGGTCGAGCAGTCGCGTTTGATATTGCGGATGCGGTCAAGGTCCATATCGGCGAGCGCTGGGCCTTTGAGCGCGTCGAGTTCCAATCGGTCGGCGTCTTGGATGGCCGAGGTGAGGACGCCGGCCATGTGTGCGATGGTCATGGCGTTCATGCCGCCGCCTCCTGTTCGAACAATTGTTCGACCCACGCGGTGTCGGGCACGTTTGCGAGCTGACGGCGCAGCATGTCCGGGTCCACGCCCTGGTTGAGCAGGTCCGCGACCTTGCACGCGAGCTCCATGTAGTCGTCGGTGCCTTCGAGGTCGGTGCCGATGACGCGTTTCACTTCGTCGCTCGCCCACGTGTACTTCCTCGCTGATTGCTGGTTTTTGACGGTGGTGTATCCGAGTTCGTGGCCGCGCATGAGCCAGATGCGGAATTTCGCGTCCCAGTCGGCCGATGTGGCGCCGGTGTCGAGTGCCCTGTCCTTGAACTTCCCCGCTTCGACGTCGCAGTCGATGCCGAGCCTGTCGGCGAGCGCCTGGTGTTCTTCGGTGGGTTTCCAGTCGGCTGGTATTGGGATTTGTTTTCTCGCGCGCGCGTTACTCTCTCTAGGTTCTATATAACTTTCTTCCTTATATAGGTTTGGGCGTAGTGGTATTGCGCCCCTAATTGCGCCTCTAACGACTGTTTTTTGCGCCCCTAATTGCGCCTCTTGGCTGTTTTGAGGCGTAGTATGCTGCGCCTCGGATTCGTTCTTTTTCAGGGGCGCAGTTTTTACGCCCCTGAAATCCTCCATGGTGAGGTTCCATACGATCGGTCGGTGACGTCCGTAGTGTTCGGTGAGTCTCTGGTCGCCTTTGACGATCAGTCCGGATGCCTCCAGGTCGTGGAGTCCGTGCTGGATGGTGCGGCGGCTGTACCCGGTGAGCGCGCATAAGCGTTTCTGGGATGGGAACGCGCCGTTTCCTTCGGTGTCGGCATGGTCGGCGAGCGCGAGGAGGATGCGGAGAAGCGCTCCTTTGGTCATTTCGGCGGGCACGTCGTACATGGCCCACTCCAATGCTTTCATGCTCATGATTTCTCCTTAGAAATCCGGTTCGGATTCCGGCTTGCCGAAATCACCGAACGAAGACGACGAACCCGAAACCGAACCCCACGGGTCGGAAGGCGGCAACGAAGCCGCAGCTGCGGTGGTGCCACCCGTATAGCCAGCCGGAGCGGAAGACGGATTCCCATACGCTCCAGCCGTACCCCGCTGCGACTTGGCCACCTGCGCCGTCGCATACCGCAGGCTTGGGCCGATCTCATCCACCTGCAATTCCACGACCGTGCGCTGCGTGCCATCCTTCGCCTCGTAGGAGCGTTGCGTAAGCCTGCCTTGGGCGATCACACGCATGCCCTTGGCGAGGGAGCGGGCGCAATGCTCGGCCAGATCGCGCCACGCGCTGCAGCGCAGGAACAAAGCCTGACCATCCTCGAACTGGTTCGTGCCACGGTTCCAGGAGCGCGGCGTGCTGGCGATCGTGAACGACGCGACCTGCGCGCCCGCGGACGTCGTGCGGACCTCCGGATCCGCGGTCAGATTGCCGACGATCGTAATGACGGTCTCCCCTGCCATCACTCCCCCTCTCCCACGTAGCGTGCGAAGCAGACCGCGGAACCGTCCTCCAAAGTGCGGAACGCGCCCTCGAAGGAGCCCTTCGGACGCATCGACGTAATGCCTCCGGAGTTCACGCGGTTCGCCAGCGCGCGAGCACGGCTGCGCGCGCACTTGAGGTCACAGCGGGCGAAGCCGCGCATCTTGGTCCACATGCCGGGATTGGCGCGCATCGCCGCGGCGAGCGACGCGTAGACGCCCTGCTCGGGAACCGGCGCGCAGTCGTGGGGCAGGCTGTCGATCCACTGCCAGTCGGGACCGGTCGACGTGGCCGCGGGCTTCGCGTTCAACGCCTCGCCGACCAGTTCCGCCACGCCCTTCTTCGGCTTTTCCGTCTTGGCTGGCTTGGGTGTCTTGGCGGTGCCGTGGGTCTCCGCGATGCGCCTGTCGGTGTCGGCCTTGGCCTTGCGGTACGAGGGGTTCGTGCTCGTGTTCAGGGCCTCGTCCATGCTCAGGTTCGGATGCTCCTCAAGGATGCGTTCCGCCTCGAGCATGTCCGGTTCGGACGCTCCCTCCTTCCTGTTAAAGTTGCGTACGGCCTTGCGCTGGCCGGGCTTGAGTCCCTCCCATGGGTGGGCGCTCATCCGTTGCAACGTCTCGTAGCTGTAATTGGCCATCGATCCACTTCCTTTCGGATTCCTGCTGTGTTTTCGTGCCGTGGCGTGGAATCGAACCACGCGGCCGTTCCGCGACCGGACGCGGACGGCAGGCCATTCACGGCGGGCGGCCATACGCGTGATGTGAGTTAGGCAGAAGAAGGATTCACGCGCACGGCCATGCTTGATTTTTTCGGTGTTGACGACTTGGCCTTGTCGCAGCCCTCGCGAGGCGGAGGCTTTCACAGGTCGCCGGACAGCATGCCACCAGCGACGCCGCCCGACAGTGGAAGCAGCACGATCACGGCCAGCTTCAGCCAATCGCTCCAGTCCGGCCTCCACGTCAAAGCCAACGTCAATCCGACGCCCACGATCAACGAACACGCGCACAGCAGCGCGAGCCTCCTGCGGGCACGCCTGTCGCGGATTTCGTCGCGCAGCGTGTTGACGTCAACCATGTCGTTCATGTTTACTCCTCCAACGATTTGACGTATCGGTCCATTTCCTCGCGTCTGATGTGACGGCGGGAAGGCGTTCCTCGTTTGCTTGGCGGACGAAACGTGTCTATGTCGCCCTGGTTAACAGCCTGTCGGAGGCCGTCGTAGTCGATCCCGTACAGGCTCGCGGCCTGCGGGATGGTCCATGCGAGCCTGTCCTTCAACGGGATACGGCTCGCATCCTTGAGCTCGTTCTGCAAAACCATCACGCGTCTCCTTTGCGTGTGTGATGCCGGGCGGCGTTAGGAGAACCGCCCGGCCCCCTCCTAAAATCGGTGCCATCCCGCATATGCGACGTGCGGGCCGAACAGTTAGGAGAAGAATCAATGAACCCAGCCGAGTACATGCTGCAGTTCTTCAAGATCGAGGAAAGGGACGATGGATTCGACGATGGGATATCCACATCGTTCAGCAGAATGCATGACGCCGAAACGTGCTTGGACAATCTGATCAAGATGAATGTCAGACGGTTGGGCACAACGAAAAGCGTCATGCCGCAGATATGGCAGAAGCTGTGGGAGTCATACACAAATTCTTCGGGAACCGGATACTGGGCCGGTTTCTCGACTTCCCAGCAACGGGATATCCCTCTGGATGCGGCCGAGGCGCAGGCATTGGAGATCATCGCCGACAAGTCGCCATCGCTACCGATCTCCATCGCCGAAGAGGAACGCAAGACAATCTCCGAGTTCCTGGACGAGGCGTTGAAGGCGGTCCGAGAGGATGACAGTCTGCCGACATCGCTGCGAGTGTACGTACTGGACCTCATCTCCGAAGCGAGAAGGAACCTCGACGAATACGCGGCCGGGAAAGAGTTCGACCTGAAGGTCTCCCTGCAGGCCCTGTTCGGAGTGCTGTACATGGCGGAATCACAGACCGGGAAGCCCACTGTATGGGAGAACCTGAAGAGCAAGATAGCGAAACCGTTCATTTCAGCGCTTCTTTCCGAGGGTGCCCGTCAGCTTGTCGCGTCCGGGGCATCTTTCCTTCAGCTTCCCGGGTGACTTCCGGCGGCTTGCAGAACACCAAGCAGTCCTCGTAGAGCCGCTTGCGTGCGAGAAACCTGTTGGATGCCTGCGAGGCGATCATCAGCATCGCGAATCCGAAAAGGATCTCCCAACGTTCCATCCGTCGGAGGCCGGCAATCAGGCAGAACGCTCCGACACCCATGTAGATCAGCGCGAACATCGCCTCGAACGGATTCGGTTTGTCGATACGGCACGGAATAAGAGAGTTGTCGACCGGCATCACGCACCAGCCTTCGGATATTCGAGCTGGAGCGTTTCCTCGCCGAACCGGCGGGCGATCAGGGCAAGACCCTTCCTCGTGACCTTCACAGTCGGCGGGAACGCGAACGGAGTCCCGTCCTTGTGCGTCCCATGCGACTTCGACGGAACCATCATCAGATGCCCGGCGTTGATACGGCTCTGACGCGCGGACCAATGCTTGTTCTCACGGAAGATCCAGTCATGCCGGTCAAGCCATTCGAACAGTTCCGTCTGCCCGACAGTCCTACCCAGGTTGCTGAGCAGTTTCGCGGAATCACGAACGGAAAGCGCATCGTCGATATCGACGAAGTTGTCCCACGCGGACGCCTTGGGCTGGAGTTCGTCGATGCGCGACTGCTGCGAAGCGATCTGCTGGTTCTTTTGTTTGATGGTCTTCTGCGCGACGAGCACGGCACGGGCCATGATGTCCTCGTCCGAATCAGCATCGGAAACGCGGATTGCGCCACCCTCGTTGAAGTACTTGTCGAGGGCTTCTGCGGCTTCCTTCTGGTAGACGGTCACGTTATGGCGTGCCTGCTCGTCGCTGAGTCGGTTCGTGTCGATGGTGGCGAGCCACATGGTCAACGTCTTGCGGCTGATTGCCACCATGTCACGTTGTTTACCGTCTGCGCCAACTGTTCGTATGATACGAACGGTTGCCCATGGCGTTCTGTTGAGCCGTTCCCACTGTCCGTTGTATGCGATGCCGATGTTCTCGCAAATCGGTTTCAATGCCGCGTAGATTTCACCGTCATCGAACCTTTGCGCGATCATCATGCTCCCGTTGAATGGGACTTCGACGATATCGCCGTTCATTTGGTTGCCTCCGCGTAGAGAATGTCGATCATGTCGGTGGTGTTGTATTTGGCTTGGAGTTCTTTGGAGCCTCTGCGCATGGCTTTCACCAAATCTTCTGGAAGAATCACGTTTCCAGTAGCTCCGTTCTTCGCATCATTTGGGATGAGGGCTGTGAACATGTCATCTGGCAGTTTTGTGAGGAGGCTTAGCGTTTTAGTAGACATGCCTAACTCTCCTCGCAGATTGTGCAGGTAGCCGTTGTCGGTGAGGTATTTGAGCTTCTGTTGTCTGGTTTCGTTTGGTGCGGTGACTTTCATTGTGGTTCCTTTGCTTGTTGTCGTTGTGTGCCCCGTCCTGACGAATGGGTGGGGCTGAGTGGCTGTGATCGTCATCGTCGCCGAATTCGAGCGTGTACCGCACCCAGTCGCCTCCGGCGGTGCGGAAGAGCAGGAAGTATGGTGCGCCGGAGGTGATGTACAGTCCGGGTTCCTCCGGTTCCTCGGGTGGTGCCGGTTCGGGGTTGGGGATGTTGGCTTCGATGGCGAGGCGTAGCGTGTTGAGGGTTTGGTGGTATGCCTTCGTGTTTCCGTCGTGCCGGTTGGCGAGGGCTGTTCTGAGCAGGGTCGCGATGGTTCCGTCGGTGTGCTTCTGCTGTACTGTTGTTCTCATTGGTCGTCCCTTTGTCGTGGAAGCTGGTGGGTTATGGATTCGTCCGTCGTGGCCACATGGGCCGGTGTCGTGGTCGCGATTATCGCTGCCATTGTGTCTGCAATCCTTACTGGAGTTACCATCTGGTGGCCTTGGCATACTCGCGGAAGAGTCGCTATCAATCCGCGAGAAGGCGTTCTTCGGCATGCCGATAAACGACTTGTGCCTTTGATCGCGATATGCGGGTTTAGACGTCCCACATTGTTCGTTGACTGGCGGAACGATGGAGACGGAACCGCGCACGCGATCAAACTGTCGAGTGACGATTCCTGCGAAGTCCTCATGATGCTCGAAGGCCCGCAATACGAGAGGGGATTCGAGGTAGTGGAAGACGTGGCCCTGCTAAAACCCGGAGAGGCTTTTGTGGCAATCATTCTTCCGACCTCCGAAACTGCTCGGGAATCCGTGCGTGTAACCCTGGAATATCTAGAGGAACCCACCCGTTTGGAGAAGTCCCACGTATCCAGACGCATCCTCCTGCCATATCGATTGCCAGCACGGCGTCTTCTGGACATCCGGGAAAAACGCGCTGTCTGGGAATATATGAGGAAGTGGAGCGACGACCTCGGATACGGTTCCACAGACGTTGAAGTGCATTATTTCGTGGACGAGGTTCTCCTGGAACACTCGGAGTTGGCAGATCCAACACTCGACGAAAATCCTCAACAGGACTGACAACCATGCACCTGTTGGCTCGGTAGAACAGAATTGTCACCACAATCACCTCTGGTTCGCAGCGATGATGCCGGTTTCGTCCGTGAGGAGTTCTAGCGGTTCGGAGACGTGAGAGTCGGCTCCGACCGGGGACCGGTCGGAGGGTTCCCTGCCGATGGTGTCGAGGATGAGGTCCGCGAGGTCGTAGAGGTCGATGATGATTTCACCGGTGATGACGGGACAGTGCGGCTCGTATTCATCTATGGTGATGTCGTCCCATCGTTCGCAGTTGAGTGGTCGGATGGCGTCGCCGTGGTCTTTTGTTTCGTTGATGATGGCGTTGACGATGGCTCGTCGCGTCTTGTAATTGATGCGGTTTGTCATTGTGGTTCCTTTTTTGGTGTCAGACGTGGAATTTGGTGATGCCGTCTATCGGTTGGATGAGGAGCATGATGAGTTGCGTGGAGTTCATGCCGAGCATCGTCGCCGTCTTTTCGAGTTGCTCGGTATCGAATGCTCCCTTGCCTCACAGTCGTTCGCTGACGGTTTTCTCGCTCATGCCGAGTTCCTTGGCGAGCGCGGCTTGTCCTTGTCCGTCATCAGGTAATGATGCGTCTTTGAAATCGAATCGTTGGATTTCGTTGTTCATTGGGTTCTCCCTTCGATTCATGCGTCAGCGAGCGCTTCGGCGTCTTTGATGATGTCGGAGAGCTTGCGTCCGGTGACTTGACCGATACGGACAAGCTCGTCGAAGTTGAACGTCCCACCATTGAGTTTGCGGTTAAGACTGTTGCGTGGAATACCAGCTTTGATTCCAGCCTCGTCCTGCGTGAATCCAGCTTGCTTAATTGCAAACTTCATAGCTTTTCCCAGATATTGTGAATTGAGCTTATTTGTTCCCATATGGGATATGTTATATTACACATGACTCATGTCAACTTCGGCGTGTCCCATATGAGTTATCTATATCCCAATTGGGTCTAAAGTTGCACTTATGGCAACAGGAAAGAAAATCCCAACTATCGAATCAAAGGCGCTATCGATAGCAATCAAGAGAGCAATGGCAACGCGAGGGATCAAAGGCCCAGCGTTGGCTGCGAAGTCAGGTGTGCCATACAGCACGCTTCGTAAAATATTTGATTTAAACACCGTTGCCGATTACGAGCAACTGCATCGGATTGCGGACGCTTTGAAGATGCCGCTATCGCAAATCATCACCGACGCTGATGAACTCAGCAAAGACCCAGAAGTTATAAGCGATTTTGAGACATCTCACGAAAATATCGACATCGATAAGTGGGCCGACCGCATCAGAACCGAAGATTCCATTAAAACCAGATAGGAAGGGAGAACAACAATGGAATTTGAAGAGAGCATTAACCAGGTCGCCGCAAAGGTACGCGACCTCAAAGAGGGCATCGAAACAGAGGAAGCCACGAAGAACGCGTTCATCATGCCGTTCATCGGTCAGGTACTCGGTTATGACGTATTCAACCCAACCGAAGTCGTACCAGAATTCACCGCCGACGTTGGAGTCAAAAAAGGCGAAAAGGTCGATTACGCGCTCGTGCACGACGATCAAGTGCAGATTCTTATCGAATGCAAGAAGATCGGCGTACCGCTCAGCTTGGAGAACGCAAGCCAGCTGTACCGGTATTTCGCGGTGACGAACGCGCGCATCGGCGTTCTGACCAATGGCCAGGTTTGGAATTTCTACATGGACATCGATGAGCCGAACCGCATGGACTCGAAGCCGTTCCTGGTGCTGGATCTATTGGATATCGACCCGACAATAATCCCGGCGTTGCAGAAGCTGACCAAGCCGGCGTTCGACCTTGATTCCATCGCCAGCAGTGCCGAAGAGCTCAAATACGTGGGTGCACTCAAGAGGGCCGTCGGCGACGAGTTCAAAGAGCCGTCGGACGAGTTCGTGAAGCTGCTCGCCTCGCACGTGTACGAAGGCGCGTTCTATGCGTCGGTCATGGAGAAGTTCAGGCCATTGGTGGCGAAGGCGCTGAAGCAGTATCTGTCAGATCAGGTCAACGATCGACTCAAGACGGCACTCGGCGCGGATGATATCAAGATCGATACAATTGAGCCAGACGCAAACGAGGAAACAAACGACGAAGACGAATCCAATGGCAACGACGACGATGGAATCGTCACCACCGAGGAGGAAATCGCCGGTTACCGAATCATCAAAGCCATCGCATGCAGCGATGTGGATCCGGAACGTGTAACGATGAGAGATGCAAAGAAATACTGCGCAATATTCCTCGACGATAACAACCGTAAGCCAATTGTTCGTCTTTATTTCAACACTAAGCAGAAATATCTCGGTGTTTTCGACGAAAAACAAAGAACTGCGAGCGCATGCCTATCAATACGCTTAATGGTATCTATGCCTACTCTGAGCAGATTCGCGAAGAGGTGCGCCGCCTTCTATAACAGCATCATTTGAAAATAGTTCGAGTCCCGATGTACAGCTCAATGAATGTCGGGACTCTACCTTAAAAGCCGCCCGCGCCTACGAATACCGCGTTGGCGTTGATATCGCCGGTGGATTACGGCATGGCCGAAACGGTGTACGAGGGCAACACGTGGATGATGGCAGTGGAATTGAGAGTCACCATCCAAGTGTTGAACGACTACCGGCAGCTATTGTACGATTCCGGCGTGTGCGTGCAGTGAAGAAATCCCCGGCACTCGTATATTACGAATGCCGGAACGTTAGAGATTCTACATATTTCATGTGCTTACACACAGTAGTCCTTATCGCCGTATTTTCAATGTTTCCAGCTATCAATCCTTAGAATCTAAAAGTTTTTTATAGCTTAGATTCTAAGCAATGTGTTATAGTCATAAATATGAACGAAACTCCTTACAATTCCCGCAAACGGCACGTGGTCTTCCAAAAGTTGAATATCACCCCGTCATCGATGCCGATCATCTCCCTCATCGCATCCATCAAAAACGTCAGGGCTAACGGCCTCGACCTGTCACCCGACTACCAGCGAGGATACATCTGGTCGAACGAGTACAAGGACCAGCTCATCCTCAGCATCATCCTGAACTACCCAATCGGCAACATCGTCATCAACTACCTCAACCAGCCTAACCAGCGCAATGCCAAACAGGAACTCGTGGATGGCAAGCAACGCCTCACCACCATCTTCCGTTTTATGGAGGGCGGCAACGTCGGACAATGGCTCGACAGCTACGATGACTGGTTCCAGCTCAGCAAAAAGACATCGGACCAGGCCAAGGAAATCATCGACCGCATCGTCGGAGACTCCGACCCCGACGGGCTCGCTCGCATGCACAGGGCGAAACGCCTGGCATTCTCCGACCTGCCAAGCAGCATCCAGATGAACTTCAACGCATACAACATTCCCGTGTACACAATGCAAGCCGCTGACCCCGCACAGATCCGCAACTATTTCAAGGTCCTGCAGAATCAGGAGAAGCTACGAGCCGGGGAGATCATCAACGCGCTTCCGGACAATCCGATGAGCACATACTTCGACCGGATTCCAGCCGAGGCGTTCCTTGCGAGGACGGGATGCTCGAGCTTCAAACGTGCGGAACTGGAGAAAATCTACTATTCCGTCCTTGGCGCATGGTTCGACAAGATCCAGCTCAATGCCAGTGACAAAACTGTAATCTCCTTCGTAGAGAACATGCCGGACCTCACCGAAACCCAGATTGCGCATATCAACAATCTGAACTCCGGAATCATCGCGATCTCTCAACTGCCTGGCGCAGTGCAGAAGATCAGATCGTCCAAACGCATGCTCAAACTCGTCTTTGGATTGGCGCTGCATGCTCCCGGATACTTCTCCACAACAGATGCATTCTCCAGATTGCAGGCCGTCTGCGAATTGTCGTCAAAGCTTGCCGCGTTCAACACCAGCGACTCCGATCAAGTGGCTTTCTCGAAATATTTTCGGAGACGAATACACCCTAGACAAAAGAGAACTTCGAGACGCGGAAGGCATGCGTGTACCGAGCCTTGTTCTGGAGCACATCTCGCGTATCCTCCCGCACCGCATACGTCGACGCAATCGAGATTCTACGACGCATGTTCACCGAATCGTTCGACTCCGCTTTCGAATACTACACCGCGCACAACATAGCCAAATAAAGGGTATGTAAAATAAGTGGGTTGGAAAGACAACCAACCGAAAGGTCCGCCATGGCTGCCGAGAAGAAGGCCTTCGACTACGTCAACGACATCTGGTCCATAGCCGACTACGTCCGCGACGTCATCCGCCCCGCCGATTACAACAAGCTCATCCTTCCCTTTGCGGTGCTGCGCCGATTCGAGTGTGCGCTCGAGCCCACCCGCGACAAGGTGCTCGCCCGCAAGAAGGCCGCCATGTGGGACGACGCCGACACTGGGGAGGTGCTCGAATGAGCGAGGAAGCCGACGCGATCGACTGCTGGTGCCCGAAACCTTCTCCTGGGCTCCAAAGCCGAGAGAACGCCTTCGGTCTGCCGACCGTCGTCCCGAGAACTCCGGTGAACCTCATGAGAGAATGCGAGATGGCTTACGACGACGGGCTGGTACTTGCCGCCTTAACGCTCGTAGTGACGGTTCCCGACGTCTGCTCCCGCATAGACGGCACGGATTACCGGACATGGGCGGCGGAGTACTTGCATCTAGAAAACGACGGCAAGAGAATGGACGACGAGAGGAATGATTTGAAATCTGAGGCAGATGTCGAGCGCGGGTTCGACGAGATTCTATCGAACGGCATCTTCACGGCCTCGGATCTCTACCAGCTTCGCTGCGCGGTCGTTCATGCAGGTTCTTCCTCTATCGACGGCAAAGGCTCTGCTTACAGCCCTTATCGGGTCATCGGCGTGTCCGCAGGGTTCGGAGCAGACAAGCTCGTTGCGCAATTCGGGCATACGGCGAACGGGATAGAGCAGCTCGAGAATTGCTCCTACGACTGCGTCGTCAGCCTTGAAGGGTTGATATCGCGGATGGCGAAAGGCGTCGCCAGATTCGTGAAGGAATGCCCTGAGAGGAATCGAGAATACTCGAGCAAAAAAGGGGTTCGATAGGATTGGCGTCACCGATTTTCGACCGCTTCGAAATAGAGAACATATTTGTTAAATATCGGGTTGAATCTCTAATAGATTTGTTTGTTAAATCCAAGGTTGAAGATATCCAATGCTCTTCCCGACCTCCAACCAGCAATTTAACAACCTTCAACCAGTAATTTTACATACCCCAAATAAATCTAGACCCTGGCGCCCGCATACCGCGAGCGCCGGGGTCTTCTGTCTCATTCATGAAGTGAACGTCACGCGTTTTGTCGGTCTTCTTTCCCCGGTTCGCGTTCGGTGCGTTTTTCCTTGTCGCGGCTACTTCTTGACGCGATCGGCTCGAACAGGTTGGCGATTATAGTCGCCACCGGAACCGCCAGGAAACCAAACGACCATGAACTCGATGTGACCAAGAACGATATGAAGCTCATCAGCAATGCGACCGCGAATAAACCTGCGCTGACTCACATGCCTTTGCGGCTCTGATCTATCTCCGCCTTGACGAGCTGGTTCTGCCGGTTCGATTCGTCGACCGTGAAGGCGTCGTTCCATCTGCACATACGTTCCTGGATGTCAGCCGGATACTTGTTGAAATCGCTTGGCCGCGGGAGCATGCCCGAGTAGGATTCCGAGATTCCGGATTGCACCAGCATGGATATGGCGCGGACCAGCTCCTCGTCGTTCGGCTGCGTTATCTCGCCTTGTCTTTCTCCACCTTCATCCGGCTGATCGCCGACGTCACGAGACGGCTTCTCGTCTGCCGTGACAGGTTCGCCTGCGCGTTCCTCATCGACTCCATGCGACGGTTCTCCAGCTGATGCGTCCCGCTCAGTCCTGGAATCGTCATCATTCTCATCATCGTCTTCATGCTCATCGTCCACGGCACCTCCTTGTTTCGTATCTCAATCTACCGGCGAGCGCGGGGTGTGTCAATACTCTTTCGTGTTGCGGAAAAGCCGTCGACGTCCGTCACTGGCCGTCGCGGAGGTCTGGCAGGGCGGCGTCGAGCGTCTTGGCGAGCCGCCGTTCCCTCCAATGCGTGTACACGCTAGTGGTGTGGATGTCGGTGTGGCCCATGATGGCGGTGCGCTCCTCGTCGCTCGCGCCGGCAGCCGCGAGTTCGGTGGCGAGCCAGTGCCGCGCGCTGTAGATGTCGACGTACGGCAGTCCCGCCATCTTCAGGGCGCGGCGCCAACGCTTCTCCTCGTTGTCCCGCCTGATCGGACGGCCGTAAAGATTGGTGAACACCAATCCATGGGACGGCACGCCCCATTTGACGATATGCGCCCAAAGCCGGTCCCAAAGCCCCTGCGGAATGGGAACCGTCCGCACGCCTTTGGCGGTCTTCGGTTTGGTCAGCCAGATCGCCCCATCCAGATGCTCGGCTTCCATCCAATCCGGAATCGTAGCGCCAGCTGGTATCGGCTTGGCCTGCTGGCACACGTTGATGACGGGAATCCCATGATGCAGTTCCAGCTGGTAGGGCATCAGGCCATACCTCTCCCCCGGCCGCATGCCCGTGGTGAAGGCAAGTTCGAACATGAGTGCCCACTTCTCACGCTCGTCCGGACTGTCGAACACTGCGACCGCCGGATCGGGCTCGGCGAGCGCGGCCTCGATGACCTTCGCTGGGTCGGCGACGTCGAGGATGGGGCGTTCGTACCGGTCCTCCGGCATTCGTCCGACGTTTTCCATCGGGTCGTCGGCGATGAGTCCGTCCCGTTTCGCGGTTCGGAGCATGGCGCCAAGGACTGCGAGATAGGTGTTGACGGTCTTGCTTTTGCGCGTGCGGCGCAGTCTCCTGCACATGCCGTTGATGTCGTCGGCGGTGAGCCGGTTGAGGCGGATGTTCCCGATGATCGCGTTCATGGTGCGCATCCAGCTGGATTCGTTGCGCCAAGTGGTGGGGTTGACGGCGGTCCTGTGCTCCTCCATCCACCGTTCGAAGTAGTCCGCGGTTTTCGGGCCGTCCTTGGTGGGCAGTCTTCCGTCCCGTTCCCATTCCGCTATCTTCGCCTGGAAACGGGCGCGCGCCTCGCTTTTCACCATGCCGGTGGCTTCGATCGGCGGGCGTCTGCGTCCGGTCGCCGGGTCGGTTCCCATATCCTTGCGGAAGTGCCATCGTCCTTTGGAGTCCTGGAACACGCTTCCGGATCCCCCGGTCCTCCTGTTTTTCGTCTTGCCCGCCAT